GCTTATGATTCTGAGGGGAAATTTCGTCCCGAAAATCTTAACAAAACATTGCTAGACCTTGTCCCTACTCCCGTGGGCTGGAGAATTGCCATTCTTCCTTATCGTGGGCCGGAGAAGACCAAGGGCGGTATTGTTTTGGCGGAAGAATCAGTGCGTCGTGCCAATCTGGCGACGACTTGCGGTTATGTCTTGAAGGTCGGCGACCTTGCCTACAAGGACGAAAGTAAATTTCCTTCCGGTCCTTGGTGCAAGGAAGGCGATTGGATCATCTTTGGGCGCTATGCCGGACTCCGCATCAATATTGACGGAGGGGAAATTCGTATCTTGAACGACGATGAAATCGTGGGCCGTATTAACGACCCCGAAGACATCCTTCACATGTGAGGAGCATGCAAATGGCAGACGAAGAAATGCAGTTTAACGTAGGGGAAGACGAATCTCCCGCAACAGTCACTATTACCCCTGAGGAGTCAAAGGTAGTTTCTTCCCCTGAAGTAGGGGAAAGCGAACTTGACCAGTACAGCGAGCGAGTAAAACGTCGGATAGACAAGTTAACTGCTCGTTTGCGCGAGACTGAGCGTCGTGAGCAGGCCGCGCTTGATTACGCTAGAAATGCCCAGCAAAAGGCCGCCCTGTTAGAGCAGCAATACCAAAAAACTGACTACGACAGGCTGTCAGAGGCTGGAACAAGGCTTGACAGTCAGGCACTGGCGCTAAAGCAAATAATCAGGAAGGCGCGAGAAGAGGGGGACTTTGACACTGAAACAGAGGCCCAGCAAAGATTAACCACTGTGATGATGGAGAGGCATCAAGTGGCAAATGTTGCGTCGCAAAAGGCTTCTTATTTAAGCCAGCAGATGCAGCAGCAGCAACAGCAGCCCGCGCCCGCCGCCCCTGCTGCGCGCGCTCCTCGGTCCCCCGACCCCAAAGCGGAGGATTGGGCGGAGCGAAACGAGTGGTTTGGGCAGGACACGGTCATGACCCATGCCGCTTGGGGGATTCATAAAGAGTTGATTCAGAAGGATGGATTTGATCCCACCTCTGATGAGTATTATGATGAGCTTGACAAAAGGATGCGAGATCTGTTTCCCCAAAAGTTTGACAGAGCATCCACGATTTCCAGAGGTAACCGGCCCGTGCAAACGGTTGCCTCTGCCGCCCGTTCAATGGGCTCAAATCATGCACGCCGCACTGTCCGGTTGACTCCGAGTCAGGTTGCGATTGCCAAAAAGTTGGGTGTTCCGCTTGAGGAATACGCCAAGTATGTGAAGGAGTAGGAAATGTCTGACGCTTTGAACGTGCCGAAATTGAATCGCAGTGACCGCGAAACTCGTGATGACGCTGCGCGCCGTAAGCCGTGGGCTCCTCCTTCGCGACTTGACGCTCCGCCTGCACCTCCGGGCTACAAGCATCGGTGGATTCGAGCAGAAGCCGGTGGACAGGAAGACCGAATTAACATTGCTGGTAAGCTCCGAGAGGGCTACGAGCTTGTTCGTTCGGATGAATATCCTGAATTCACCGCTCCATCCGTGGAGGATGGCCGTCACGCTGGTGTTATCAGCGTGGGGGGACTTCTTCTGGCTAGAATCCCTGAAGAGTCCGTAGAAGAACGCAGGAATTACTATTCTTCCCGCACCCACGACCAGCTTAAGGCTGTCGATAACGACCTTTTGAAGTCAAATTCGCATTCATCGATGCGGATTGACCGACCGTCGCGGCAGACCAAGGTATCTTTTGGGGGGCCGAAAGGCTCCAATCAGTAACATTTTTGAGGAATAGACAATGGCAAATGTCGATAAAGCATTTGGTCTGCGTCCGCTGGGTAATCTTTCTGCGACTGGCGCTCAGAAGCAGTACGGTTATGAAATTGCGGACAACCAGTCCGGTGCCATCTATCAGGGTGACCTTGTCACCATTGTTGATGGCTACATCGTGAAGTTCCTGCCCGCTACTCACTCGGCGGCGCTGGGTGTTTTCAACGGTTGCAACTACATTGACCCGTCGTCGGGCAAGCCGACGTGGAAAAATTACTATCCGGGTAGCGTTAACATCACGTCGGGCAAGATTACTGCCGACGTTATGGATGACCCGAACCAGCTTTTCATCATTCAGGTGGATGGCGCGTTTACGCAGGCCAATATCGGCAAGAATGCTGATGTTATTGGCACCGGTGGTAGCACCACTACCGGCGTTTCCACAATGGAGCTTAATTCAGGCACCATCGCGGACACTGCGGCCCTCAATCTTAAGATTGTTGGCCTGTGGAATGTCCCGGGGAACGAGATTGGTACTAACGCAGTTGTCGTTGTGAAGATCAACGAGCACCTGTACGGTTCCACCGGCGTCAAGGCTGTGACCTAAGAGGTAATTACAAATGGCAATTTCACGCGCACAGCTTGTAAAAGAACTTGAGCCGGGTCTGAACGCCCTGTTCGGTCTTGAGTACAAGAACTACGAGAACGAACACACGGAAATCTACGACGTTGAGTCGTCCGACCGTGCGTTTGAAGAAGAAGTGATGGAAGCCGGCTTTGGCGAGGCTCCGGTGAAGAATGAAGGCGCTGGCGTAGCTTACGATCAAGCGCAGGAAGTCTACACCGCTCGTTATACGCACGAGACCATTGCTCTGGCATTCAGCCTGACCGAAGAAGCCGTCGAAGATAACCTCTACGACCGTCTTTCGGCTCGCTACACCAAGGCGCTGGCCCGTTCCATGGCTACCACCAAGCAGATCAAGGCCGCTTCCGTGCTGAACGGTGCTTTTGACACCTCTCTGGGTGGCGACGGCAAGCCTCTCTGCGCGACGGACCACCCGACCCTGTCGGGCCCGGATCTTCGCAATGAGCTGGAAACCTCTGCGGACCTTTCCGAGACCTCCCTTGAGCAGGCGCTTATTGATATCGCGGCGTTCACTGACGAACGCGGTCTCAAGATTGCCGTTCAGGGCCTGAAGCTGATCATTCCGAAGGAACTCCAGTTCACTGCGGATCGTATCCTAAAGTCGACACTTCGTGTTGGCACTGCGGATAACGACATCAACGCCATCCGCAACATGGGCATGATTCCTCAGGGTTACACGGTTAATCACTACCTGACTGACCCCGACGCATGGTTCATCAAGACCGATGCGCCGAATGGAATGAAGATGTTCCAGCGTGTGGCGATCAAGACCGGCTTCGAAGGCGACTTCGACACGGGTAATGTTCGCTACAAGGCTCGTGAGCGCTACAGCTTCGGCTTCAGCGATCCGCGAGGCATCTTTGGGTCCCCCGGGGCCTAAAAACTCAGGGTAATCTCTGTGAAAAGGGGGCTGTCAAAGCCCCCTTTTTTCATCTAGACTCTGACTTATCTAGGGTTTTTTACCTGTGCCGACTGTCCTAGCAGACTTTGTAGAGACGGTACAGGAAGTGCTACAACACGAGGATAAAACATGGCTTCTACTACTTTTTCGGGTCCAGTAACGTCGACCAACGGTTTTGTTGGCGCTATCACGGGTAATGTCACGGGTAATGTCACTGGTGCCATTACTGCTACAACTCCCGTCAATGCCACGGCATCTACTCTTGCCGTAACTGCTGCCACGCATGGAGGTCGGTTTACCACCCTGAACCGTGCAGCGGGAATCGCTGTCACCCTTCCGGCTGCCTCTGGCAGCGGCACTGTTTATCAGTTCGTGATTGGCACGTCTGTCACGAGTAACTCGACCACGATCAAGGTTGCCAACAGCAGCGACACCATGACCGGCTCGGCCTATGTCATTTCGGACAATTCGGCTGCGGTTCTTGGCTACAAGACTGGCGCTTCTGACGACACCATCACGTTCAACGGAAACACCACCGGTGGACTTAAAGGCGACACGGTGCGCGTGGTTGATGTCGCGGCAAATCTGTACGCAGTGCAGGTGCTGTCGCAGGCAACTGGGACTGAGGCGACTCCTTTTAGCGCCACGGTTTAAGGGGCTCCCCCATGAGCTTTGCAAGTGACATTCAGGCCGTCCGAAAGACGGCCACCGGGGATGCCGTTTCTGGGCGCACGCGCTTGGCAGGAATTTATTTTACGCACACCGCCACACCCGCGACGATCACGTTGCGGAGTGGTGGTTCTGGCGGAACCACCAAGTTTGCGATCACCAGCCCTGCTGCGGCAGGGTCTCAGGACATGATTATTCCTGACAACGGTATTTTGTTTGAAAGTGGCATTCACATAACCCTTAGCAGTGCGGAAATAACCACGGTTACCCTGCTGTTTGTCGGCGGCGCTGCGGCGTAGGTTTTGGGTGATGGCTACTTCTAGAGGCATGGGCATCAAAACCTCGGTTCGCTCTGGTAATTTTCGCGCCACGAAGTCCGGGGCAGGAATGACCAAGAAAGGGGTTGCCGCTTATCGAAAAGCTAACCCCGGGAGCAAGCTGCAAACAGCAGTCACGGAAGACAATCCTAAAGGAACAAGAGCAAAGCGCCGTAAGTCTTTCTGTGCGCGCTCTGAAGGTCAGATGAGGATGTTTCCAAAGGCTGCCAACGACCCTAATAGTCGGCTAAGGCAGGCTCGGAAACGCTGGAAGTGCTGAATCATGGAACTCATGATTTGGAATGTAATCCTCACGGCCCTAGTGACGATGATGGGTTTTTTGTTTAAGGAAAAAGTAACGGAACTTAGCCGTCTTGGAGTTCTATTAAACAGGACTCGTGAAGAGATGGCTAGAGACCACATCACTCGCGCGGAGGTACGCGCGGACATGGAGCGATTGGTCGAGCATGTTGATGTTCGATTTAATCGTCTTGAAAGCAAAATTGACGAATTAAGAAAAGGATAGTCCCATGAAAAAACGAGGAATGGGCGCTGCGACCAAGGGTGGTGGCTGCTGCATGGGCGGCATGGCCGTCAAGAAATACTCCGGGGGAAGTTCCATGAGAGGCGTTACCAAGGGCAGTCCGGAAGAAGGCATTACCGGAGACATGCGGGAATACTTGCCGGGAGTAACGCGCTCGCTGTTGAAAGGAAAAGGCACAGGAAACCCTTCTAATCGTAGAAAACGTACAACCATGACGGTAAAAGGCAATACACTTCCCTATGAACCAAGAGTCCCTAGGTAGGAGAACAGGAAATGGCTAAAACACGTGGAATGGGATGCGCCACTAAAGGGGGCGGACGAGGTAAAGTGATCAAGGCCACCAGTAAGCGTACTGGTCCGGCCATGATGTACCGGGGCGGAGAAGCTAAAAAGGGCATGATGAACATTAGCCCTCGCAAGCGCGAGGCCATGGGCATGAGAAAAGGCGGAATGTGCTAAATGGCAACGTCCGGAACGACCGATTTTACGCTTCAAATTGACGACATAGTCGAAGAAGCGTTTGAGCGCTGTGGCATGCGGGTAACCAATGGTTACCAGCTGAATTCCGCTCGTCGGTCGCTCAACTTGATGTTCTTGGACTGGGCAAACAGGGGCTTAAACCTCTGGACCATCGAGCAAGCTACTTATCCTTTGCCCGCTGCGACAAACGAAATCACGTTATCCGATGATACCGTCAACGTTTTGTCTGCGATTATTCGAGATTCCTCTACTTCTCCGTCAACGGACATTACCATTGATCGAATTGGGCGAGAGGAATATCTGAACATCCCGGACAAGACCACGCAGGCACGCCCAGCGCAGTACTATGTCCAGCGGGCTAACACTTTTAAGGTGTTTCTCTACCCGGCGACCCAAGGGACGACGTACACCTTCGTGTACTATCGAATTCGGCGTATTCAAGACGCTGGGGGATACACGAACACAGCAGATGTGAACTTTAGGTTCCTCCCCTGCCTTGTTTCAGGGCTCGCTTACCATCTTTCGCTTAAGTACGCGCCCGAAAGAACAGAAGCATTGAAGGGTTTCTATGAGGAAGACTTCAAGCGCGCTGCGGATGAGGATAGAGACACCGCAAGTCTGCATCTGGTGCCCGACTTGGGGGTCTAATGGCCTACGCCACTGGTAAATTCTCTTACGGACTGTGCGATTATTGCGGACAACGATACCCGTACAATGTACTACGCAAGAATTGGCGTGGTTTTAAGGTCTGTCCAGAGGATTACGAGCCAAAAGAGCCCCAACTTGAGCCTCTCAAGTACAAAGGCGATGCGATTGCGCTTTATCAGCCCCGCCCAGACAGGGTAGAGCCCGTTACCGTCTACGTTGGAACCCCGGGTGACTCTCTTTTTCAAAGCGTTGGGAGCGCTTATAACGGCAACAACATGCAGCCGCTTCAGGAGGCCCAGCCGATTGCCGGTCGAGGGTCTGTTGGAGTCGTTAGGGTGACTACAACATGACCTACGACGAACTGGTAACCAACATTCGGAATTACACCGAGGTCGATGCCAACGTATTCACCAATGCGGTGATCAATACGTTCATCACTTTTGCCGAAAATCGCATCCTTAGGGACATCGACTTGGATGTTTTTAAGGTAGAAGTCTCTGGAAACCTGACTTCCGGCAATAAATTCCTGTCTACGCCGTCAGATATCCTGACTCATCGTTACCTTATGGTCACTAACGGCAGCGATCAAGTATTCCTTGACTATCGTGATACGTCTTTCATGAAGGAATACTGGCCAAATGGAGCCTCTACAGGTACTCCGAAGTACTACAGCACGTGGGATCAAAACACTTTTTACGTTGCTCCGACCCCAAATGCCGGTTTTACGGTAGAATTGGGGTATATCGCACGTCCCGCGCAGCTTTCTTCGACAAATACGACCACTTGGATTAGCACCAACTCCCCAGAAGCCCTTTTTTACGCCTGTTTGATACAAGCGTACAGCTACACGAAGGGTCCGAGGGAGATGCTGGAGTATTTTGAGAAGAGTTATGCTCAGGCGCTGCAGGGTCTTGGCCTTGAACAGCAGGGTCGCCGCCGTAGAGACGAATATCGAGACGGAATGACTCGTTTGTACCTGAAGAGCGATAGTCCGGGACCGTAAGATAGGGGGAAAACATATGTTTGGAGAGGCATCTACCGTTTCCGTTGGGGTTGCAACTGTTGTAACCACCAACAATCGTGACCTGAACCCAGAAGAACTGGCTGATCTGGCGCTGAGAAAGATTATTAGCATCTCGGCAGACACGCCAATGCCTTTGCGAGAGCAGGCACTCGCGTTTCAGGACAAACTACGGGCCATTCTTGTTTTTTACATGAAACGTTCAGCTCGTTCCGAACGTCTTTCCATTGCCGACCTTCTTAAGAAGGAAGGACTTGCACAGATTGCCGACAAAATAGTCGATATCGACTAGGAGAAAATGCCATGGGTTCCGTTACCAATGCAATGTGCACGTCGTTCAAGGTCGAATTGATGACCGCGACGCACAATTTCACCGCTTCTACCGGTAATGCCTTTAAGATTGCGCTCATCAAGGCTTCTCCGACGGGAGACTATGGGGCAGCGACCACAAACTACTCGAATTTGACAGGCGCTTCAGACGAAACGTCTGGGACGGGGTATACCGCAGGGGGTGTTGCGCTTACGAATGTCACCCCAACGTCATCGAGTACCACCGCTTACAC